GAATCGAACCGCCCAGACTGCTGTGTAGTAGCAGCGCCTCACCAGAGACTGTCTCCCTGGGCACAGAACGCCGGACCACTTCCGGAAAGTGGACTTCCACCGACTTGATTCTCGGCATTCCTCGCAGAATCATCGAGGGGGTAACGACATTCCCCTTTCTAGCCGCCAACACGGTGTGAGGAAACGCACCATACAGTAACCTTGGCGGTTACCTTAAGGCTCATTATCCACCGACGTTTCCATCGGCTTCAGTACCGCCTACACACCTAGGCACGAAAGAGTACTGGCCAACCCCCCAAGGTTGGTTTTCCATTTGCGACGGAAAAGCCCCGCAACAAAGACCACGCCACTTATTTCCCGCCGGTCCTGACTCAAGCAACACCTCACGATGCACTTGGGACACAAGCCGAAGCTAGCGGGTATTTATTTAAGGTCTTCGAGACGTTCCTTCCATCTCCCAACTGACACGCGCTGCCATCCTTGAATCGCGTCAAGTTGCCACTCTCGTTCCGCGGTCGCCGTCTTCGCCGGACCTAGACGCCGCTCGTCCACTCCGGGGCCGGCTCCCCAAGCGCCTTTCCACCAGATCACGCATCTAAGGATCATTTCTGGTGTACTAGGTGAAGTCCTCCCTCGTCCCGGACAGGGACCACATCTGCGTATGGCGGCGGAAAAAAGGTAGGGACGACCGCTAGACCGGCAACCCAGCGTGCCTCAGGATCGACGGGCAAAGACCCCCAGTAAAGCCAATGTGGCGCCTTCTCAAGCACCACATCCAGCACAGGGGCCACCCACATCCGCACAGGCCTGGGTTTCGTCCAGCGCAACCGAAGTCGACGCCATCCCCACCGACCCTTCGGGAGGTCCAGATCCCGCGACATCGGGGGACACTTCCCCCGCCATTCCTTTGAGATTTCCCGTCGAGCCACCTCTTCCGCGACGCGCAACCTAGCCGCACGCAACGGCCAGAACGTCGGTTCTGAGGGGTAACGGAATTGAGGACCAGGCACCATAGGCACGGTGCGCTCAGGGCCTGTCTCGGACACCCCCTGTAACAGCCGAAGCCGAAACCAGGGGCGCTTCACCAACAGGGAACGCCACCTCTTTGGTACTTGGGACGGTTCGATCTGGGAACCCGCGAATTTCCTTTGGATCAGCGGATTTGTCAGGATGAACACTGCTGTCGCGTAAGACACCTTGCCGGCAAGGTCAAAGATCCCGCCCACGACAGAAAGGGGCCTACTCTCGACGGTCTTTGCGAGGAACCCGAAGCAAAGTCTTCTCAAGATCCTGTTACTCCACTTAACGTACGAAGTAGAGTTGAGTTCAGCGATCTGAGTCGACCGTGTGGTCTTCTCCTCGTTTATAACAAAGCCGACTGCCGAAGTCGCCTCAATCCATCTGCGGTACATCTCGTCGCTCCCGGCAAACATGATGTCATCTCCGTTGATTCTGACAGGGCGAGTACCCGTCATGCCGCTCCTTATCCCCGAAACCGGAGATCCCCTAGCCATGTCATAGCAGACACGGTTCAACAGGCACAGAACGACAAACGAGCACAGGTTGCCCATCAT